CCTCTGGAGGCATCCTGAGTACTTGTTCTTTTTTCCATTTAAGGAATAAAGGTTTAACCACATCAATGATGTATTTTGCTTCTTCTTGTGTCATATGCTTTTAGATATAATTGGTTGTTGTTTTTCTTTTTTTGTATGCTTTTGCACTCGTTTTTCTTGCGTTGCGCTCGTTTTTTATAGATGAAAATTTATACTTATATGTAAAAAGTTTCATGTTTATTTTGTGTTAAAGGTTTCTTCAAATAGTTCTTCATTGGTCATTAGTCCTCTATGGTCTGATTGTTGACCACACTTTCTTACATATTCTGCAAAGTCACACATTGCCTCTTTCTCTTTTTCAAGCATTGATTCTGCAAACTCAATAGCATCGTGTAAACCATAAGGGTCAAGTGATTCTTGTAAATCTTTAAGCTCTTTAATTAGCTCTTGCATTGGTGTTTTCATTTCTTTGTGATTATTTTATATCCTGTTTCTATATATTTAAGTATTCCATTAGTCAAATCTTAATCTTTTTTCATCTTTTAAACTGTGCAAGTAATCTCTTAGTTCATATAGTGCTTCAATAACCTTTGGGTCATCATCATCAATAGCGTACTTGGTCTTGTTTCTTAAGTGTTGGTCAAGCTCCCATACAAGAAATTTCCATTTAGTTCCATCAATTGCATCTTGGAATGCATCTCTGTCGTCCTTTTCTGGATCGTCAAAGTCAAAGTTCAGTGTTGCTTTCATTGTTAATTCTTGTTAATGTATATACTGAGTTCTTAACGTTGCTTGATTATCTCAATTAACTCTTGAATTGGTGTCATATATATTTATTTAAAAGTGTTGCTATTAGTCCAGATACCGATGCAAATAGTAACCCCTCTATTGAATGAAACCAAAAGGCACTCATCCAAAATGCCATACATAACTCGCAAGACAATGGCTTAACGAATCGGTACCCTATCTCCCTAACCCATAGAATCGCCAAGAACGATATGCCTATAATTTGTAGTAAAGTGATCATTTGCTTTTTGTTTGATTGTGTTAATGACTCTAAGTATCTCTTGTCTTGATATTTCAGTTACCCTTGATATGCTTCGAGCCGAACGAGGTTTGATTCCTTTATCCTTATCCCCTTTTGAATAGAGTCCCCAAATCCTCGCTTCATACCAATCGCATTTAGCGACTACTTGCTCGATGCTCTTATAAAAGTATTCGTTGTATCTTTCTTCTTCAATGTAGGGTAGTTGCACCTCCTCTGTATCGTATAGACCGATAGGTTGTTTGAAATGCTTGTCGAAGGTTGTTCTCTTACCATAGAATTGGTTTAAACAGATTCTGATAACTATGCCCTCCCAATATCCAGAGTTGTACTTGCACTCTATCCATTCAGTTGATTTCTCGCATAGGATTACAAAGACTTCTTGGTATAGGTCGTTGCTTAACTCTTTTGCAATCTTTACACAAAAATCCCTCAACCATTGGGCTTGGGTTAACTCCTCTATGATATCCTTCTTTTTGATATTCCAAAGTTTATTGTATTATTCGGTAGGTTGTCCACAAATTCCCAACATTTCAATAGATTGATTATAGAAGTCGCACTCGGGTTGAAAGCCCATATCTAAATAGTCTTGATAGGCATTCTTGCCGTGAATCACTGTTGAATGGTCTCTATTCATGAACAAACCTATCTTGGTTAGGTGCAATCCTAAATGCCTTGAGGCAATGTAAAAAAATAAATGTCTTGCTCTTACATATTCAAGTTTGCGATACCTACTGCACAACTCTGAGGGTAGTACACCGGTTGCTCGTGATACCACTTCCAGGAGTTCCTCAAGGGTTGCATTTGCCATTAGTGGTTTAAATGGTCGTGCAATCTGATTTCTTAACTTCTCTATCTCCTTTTGAAGGGTTGAGATTTTGTTTTGGTGAGCAACCTTTTGCCTTGCTAATTGGGTTTTTGCTCTGATGTATTCTTGGTAATAGTCTTTCATATCATCTCTTTATATCGTGTGTATTTGCCTTCAAATGAACAGGGTATAGTTGCACATTCTCCGTGTCTGTTTTTTCTAATTATCAACTCAGCATCAAGTTCAAGTTCGGGTTTCTCCTCCTCATAATAGGCAGGTCTAAAAGGAAACATCACAACATCAGCATCTTGTTCAATCGCACCCGATTCCCTCAAGTCAGATAGTAAAGGTCGCTTGTCTGCTCTCTCTTCACTCTTCCTGGATAATTGTGCCAATGCTATAACCGTTACCCCTAACTCCTTTGCCATTATTTTTAGTTGTCTGCTTATCTCTGCCACCTCTTGTTCTCGATTTTGCTTTGTGCCTTTGAGTAGTTGCATATAGTCAATGACAACCAAGTTTAATCCGTGCTTGGCTTTGTGGAGTCTTGCCTTACCAACAAGGTCGTAAATGGTCATCGTTGCATCATCGTCAACGTGAAACTCTCCATTGAACCTATTAACCACACTTGCCATTCTCTCAAGGTCATCAACAGTCACCTTGCTATTTCTTATCTTGTAGTTGTGTATTTCACCCATCGTTGCCAAGAATCGCTTAGCAAGTTCCTCTTTGCTCATCTCAAGTGAAAAGAACAATACATTCCCAAACTGACTTGCCTCGATACTTAAATTCATAGCCATTGCCGTTTTACCCGAACCAGGTCTACCGGCAAGAATAATCACGTTTCCTTTGTTCCAACCTCCCAAATATTTGTCAAGGTACTTCCAACCCGTAGGCATTCCCATTCTGACCTCACCCCTTTTAACTGATTGCTCAATCTCATCAACTACAACACCTGCTATTGAACTCATGTATTCACTTGATCGGTGTATTGATAGTTGAGCATTTTGAGTTAAGTTGTTAAGGTTGGTTATAATGTCTGGTAAGTCTTGCTTAATGTTGAAGTTAACAAGTGCATTTCTTAACTGTTGGGTTTTGTATTGAACCTCAAGGTTAAAAATTATCTTCTCTGTGTGAACGTCTGTGCTAACCAAGTTGGTGCTTTTAGCAATATATTGAATATGCTCTTTGAACTGACCTCCTATTGATGGTAGGTTGATTGGTTCGTTGGTCAAATACATCTCTCGCATCCTCTCTATGATAGCCCTATCCTTACCCTCTAACCACATTGGGTTCAGTTTGGTTAAGTGAACATGTGTTCCTGGATAGGTTAAAAATATCCCTATTAGTTCTTGGTTAGTCATCTAATGTTGCTTTAGGTGGTTTGTTCAAACTTAATGGTTTCTCTTTTGATAACCAATTTCTTGCTGCTGCTTTCCAATCCTTCATCTTGTTGCGACCTACCATCCACCCATTACTCTCATAGTAATTGTGGAAACGTAAGGCATCTAAATTAGGATATTCCTTTTTGATTTGCTCAAGCGTGGGTTTAACAAACCTCTTAACATTTTGATTTACATTATGATTATCATTTACATTATCATTTACATTAGGTTTCGCTTTGGTTTCAGTTAGGTTTTGGTTAGGTTTTGTTTTGGTTTCCTTTTGCTTTTTAGGGCGACCTCCTTTAGTGCCATTATCATACCTCCTGATGTTAGCATCCAGTTGTGGTTTGATAAGTGTAAAAATAGTAGACGGTAACCCTTTTAACTCAACCTCGTGTTTGTTTAATCCGTACTCAAAGACTGCTCTCCAAACTTCTGCTTGGTGTGTTGGCTCAAGTTCCTTGATTGCATCGTAGAACGAGCGGTAAATTATCATTGACTCTCTCATAATAAAAAAAGGTCGAGGCAGTTAGACGTGAGAGAGACATCTAACCACACCGACCCAATATCTTTAAACTTAAGCAACTCTCTCTTGCTTGTTGTTTACCTTACAAAGGTATTACTTTAAATTAGCATTCCTAACATATTGGCTCAACTTTTGAAAATAGTAGCGTCCAATCTGATACAATGCAGCACCGATGATGTATAACACTATCCCTATCGGTACAAATATTACAGGTGTTTCCATATCACAAATATAATTATTTTTTTATTATTTCAAAATCTCTTGCAATAATTCATTTGCAATCTCCAACTTTTCATTGACTTCAAACTCAATATCGTGCCTCTCAATCTCTGCCGTGTGTAGCATTCTATCTTGTGGCATACGTGGATCGTACGATACAAAGAAACCTCTGTCCAAGTCTGTGGCTAACATACCTAATTGCATCTGCCAATAGTACTCTGGGTGTACTTGTTTGAGTGAATCGGCATCATTAATCGTAAAGTTCTTAAGATGTATACCGGAGTTGAATGGGCATTTGATTTCAACAATAGCATCCTCACTTAACCCATCAGGTGAATAGCCACTTGCCTCACCATAGGGAATGAAAGCAAAACTCTCACCCCCATAGTAGGTAAAGTTGTTAAAGTAGTTTGTATTAAAGATATGGAAGGCATCTGCCTCATTATCCTTACCCCAATCCAATGCAGCACCAAAGACCTCCTTGCGTTGTCCGGTAAGCATCTCTGCTGCCTTCTCATAGACAAATGTCTCAGCCGTTTTAGATAGGGGTGAGCCACTACGACTCGACCCCATTAATTTGTGAATCTCTGATGCGGTAAAACGAGTGCCTCTCGCTTGTAACCATTGCTCTTCACTTTGTGTGAATGTTATTTCCATATTGTTATCAACCCCCATAGTAAAGTAATTTTAGTTTGCTTCTTAGGTTTCTTATTGTATTTAATTGGCAACTGCTTTGCTTGTTTACCCTCTCTAATCAACTGTTGTTGTTTCTGGTGTATACGTTGTGCGTTTATGAGTTTATTAGCACTTCGTAAGTTGGGCTTATGCTCAAACAATGAGTAACCTTTTCGGTCTACATAACCAAGACGTTTTGCTTGGGTTATGCAGTTCTTATTTACTTTATGCAACTTTGTTAAGTTGTCATTTAATTTCTTGCCATTGTAAACATCGTGTAACAATGCAATGTATCTATCTTTTTGATTTGGTAGTTTCATAATTAAATCCTTTATCTAATAGTCATTTAACTGCTTTCAATAGTTCAAGATGCTCTTTAGCAACCGAATAGTTCCTGGTAATATCAGCAATAGGGTTGCCCTTCTTGAGATGGTCAATTGCCTTATCCCACATTTTATGTGTTGGAGTTAGGGTTTCTTTAACCATCTTTTGTGTTGGTTGAGATGCAGCAGCATTCCCATCGTCATCCTCTTGGTTAAGGTTGAAGATACTCGCCAAAGCATAACGCCTTGAGTAGGTAATTGCTGAACCTTGTTGTTGTGGGTTGTTAAGGTCTTTCATTCTTAACACTTGTTCACTCTGCATATACTCGCCTGATTCAGCGTGGTATACTGTTGTAATCAATACGTCCTCGTTAGGATGTTGGGTTACTAATAGCCCACACTCCTGGAGGATTGGATTGATTGTGTCCAAAATAGACGTTAAGTCTGCATAGGTTGACTTGAAGTGTGGGTTCTTCGCACTCTTCTTTACACTACTGACTTTCCCCTGGAACTGAAATAGTGCTTTTGTTAGGTTTGTAATGTTTTCTGATACTTTCATAATATAGGTTTTAAATCGTGGTAATAAACAAGGTCGTGTAGGAGGTCATAAAGATTATTGTCGTTTAAATGATCCAAGTCCAAGTCATAGTTTTTCATTCTGTCCTCATCCTCTTCTACAATTACATACTCAGAGAAGTCGTATAAATGAGTCAAGGTTAATTTACATATCTCTTCAATATCGTAAACCAATGTACAAAAGGCAGTCTCAACCTCAAGGGTTAATCCCTCGCCTCGTTGAATAAACATATCAACTTTCATTGTCGACCTCCTTTAAAGCATAACGTAATACTACAAGGGCTTTCTCGCTAACGATACCTTCCCCCTCTAAATACTTCTTGACAGTTGGCATACTGATTCCAGTCGCCTTACTTACTTTCTTAACCAAGCCGTGCTTCCGCTTCAACTTGATTTCTTTAATTATTGCATCTATATTCATTACTTAATGATTAATTGTTCTTGACGAATGTATGCTTTCCAGTCGTTGTAAGTGTTATACTCCAACTCTTCAAACTCGTTAGTTGTTAATTGTGGTGTTTCATACGTCAAACCATCAATAGTGATAGTGTAAGTTAACTGCTCTGTGTTTTGTTTTATAGTCATTTCCATACCACAAATATAACAATACTTTTAATATTACAAAAACTTTTTTAAGAAATAAGCAAAAAAAATTACCCCTCTAATGAATCAACAATGTAACTCTCCATCCTGTCAATGAGAGTTGCAACTGTAACCTTTTGTAGAGCAGGTTGAACGAATGGTTGCTTTGGTGTACCTTTAGCCCCTATCTTACGGGCAATCACAAAGGCAAGTGATTTAGTAGCGGTGATTCGGTTCTTGGCATTCTTTATCTTGAATTGCATTGAACGTTTGTTCTGTATCCATTCATAAATAGATTGTATCGGTGGCATCTTACCTGGACGCCTACCATATTCAACATACTGCCAATACTTCTCCATCTCTACTTTTATATCAAATCCTGCTGCCGTTGGAACTGCAAGTACAGAGATAGAGCCATCTAATGCTGATGATGCGTTAGTACCATTAACACGAAGGTTAATGCGCATCTGTTGGGCAAGTTCATTACCCCAATTTTGAACTACTCCTAATAAACTATCATCCTCAACCGGGTTGAAGTTAGCAAAACTTTCGCCTAATTGATCAAGAGTTTTATTAGCCATTCAATTTAGATTCAGCGTAGTCGTAAAAGTCCTCCATTCTATTCATCCAACCGCGACCAAAGTCGGCAAATGATTTTAACGATTTAAGGAAGTGAATGCGGTGGATATAGCACCCATCAAAAACGTATCTCTCTCCTTTAGCCTCTATAAGCCCATTTAAGGCACTCAAAGTCATTTTCCCTATGATACCATCAACATTTAAATTAAAGCCCTCAGAACGCAAATAATACTGCAACTGACGTGATGCACCACCTACCCCAGAACCCCAAGCGAAATCAGCCCAAAATTCAGCAATCAAATCTGATTCTATCCTATCGGCTTTAACTCCGTACCAATAAAGCTCGTACATACCTAACCAATCTTCTTTTGACATAGCGTAGAAACGTTTGATTGAGTTTTCGTTTGAGCCGTGCTTAGCCCTCCAGGCAGCCCAAGTTATTCCTTTATTGGTATGCACCCCCGATCCATCAGGTACGCAATTAACACTTGCACTATCTTTAACGTGCTTGGATAGTCCACCCTCCCATTTGAGGATGTAGTCTATATTACAATGTTTTATGTTTCCCATTTTCAATGTGTTTAATAAGTCTTTCGATGTACCACTTTGCTTTGTGTAAATCCTCAACCCCGTTCTTTCTGTCATAACGAATAACGTACTTAAGAGCATTACCCTGACAATAACCTTTGAAACCTTCATACGACATACTTGATTTAATTGAATCTATTGCCTCAACTTCTCCTTGATAATGAGGCGGTTTATTCACTACATCCATATTTTTCTAAACTCTTCTAATGGCAAATCTATTAAAAATACGTGACCTTCACAATATACGTATGTCATCTCGTAAAAGTCACTACAACCAATCACCTTGTCCAAATCCAGATAACCATCAACGATTACCTCAACTGTATCAGCATCCATCTCTATCCCAATCTGTTGGTAGATAGGATCAGTCTGCTCTTCTCTAAATACAAAATTTACCGGTACTTTCATAGTATTTGACCATTTATAATTTTGAAGTTCTGAACGTAATAAGAGTTGTCCTCATTGACATCTACACAAGCAAAACCGTGTGACCATTTAGTGTAGGCGTATGGTCTGTATTCAGGTGATAAGGTACACAAGCAACCCATTGACCAAACTCCAGTAGCATCACCATTAATGTTGTTCTCACTATGTTGCGATACTTGATGATTGTGTCCAAAGATTACAGATGACTTGGCTTTTAAGAACATACCTCTTGCAGGGTTAACAGGTGAGAATACACTCTCTCCCATTTCGTGACCGTGCAAAACATTCAACCCACCTAATTTGATTAACTCCCGACCAACCAATGTAACGCCAAACTCTTTGAATCGTAACAGGTTTTCAAACTTGAGATTGTCTACATCCTTAAACTCTTTAGCATTCCTCAACAAATAGGTATTGATTCTCTCCTCGTGGTTACCTAACTTATAGTATATGTCAACATCAGGAAACAACTCCCTCACATAACCAATAAAAGCAATTGTCATTTCTATCTCTTCCTTCAATGATGCTTTGCCTATATCCTTAATAAATGAAGATACAGGGTAACAGTCCATTATATCGCCATTTAGAATGATAGTATCAATGTTGTTGTTTAAGCCCCATTCTAAAGCC